GATATTTCTATGATGAATTTAACAGATTCTAATATGGAACGATTTGGATTAATGCCTTTTAGTAGAAATGTAGAAAATAGAATGAGACAAGATAATTCTGATTTTGATTGGTTATCTCAGATGTTGCCATCTAATCCACTATCAACTATGAATAAATCAGTAACTCAATTTTATATGAGTTATGTAAACTCGATGCCAGATAAATCAAAAGAAGAGTATAAAGAATTTTTAAACTCAATAAATGACTTAGAAGAATTTTCATCTAGAAAAGATTATTTAAATCCTATGAAATATTTAAAACTTAGATTAGATAATGATGAAACATTTTTAGAAATGATTAAAAAAGATGTATTTACCATGGCTGATGAAAATGGATTGCCTCGTCATGTAAAAGATAATCCTATGTACACTCATTTAAAATATTTAAAGTTTAAACCAAAACAAGTTAAGTCATCTAAAACATTGATTCGTATGTTAAAAACTGTCAATCAAGTAAATGAAAATTTAATGACTGGTGCTAGGCAAAATCCAATGAGAGACTCTGGTTATGAAGCCTTTAGAATGATGGAGGAATATGCAAAATGCAAGTAGATTGCAATAAAACTTATAATAAAAAAGCATTAACATTATTAGATGGTATAAAAAAATGGGCAAATACAGATATGGTTGCTCGTAATATACAATCTCCTTACCAAGCAGCTATGTCAATGTTCGAGTCAAGATTTAATATAGAAATGGAATACGCTATGTTGTTAAGTCCAGAGCAAGGTGGAGCATTCTTAACTAGTGGTAATATTAATTCTTTTATAAGAGACTTAAATAAATATGCTCAAAGAGTTGATAGTGGAAAATTTACACAATTTGAAACTACTGAAGGATTTATGGTTGGAACAGTTTTAGGTAAGCGAGACCCAGTATTGGCAGAAAGTTTAAAAAATCTTAGAAAGGTAGTAGATAGTGATAATAAAAGAAGAAATAATACTAACCAAAAATTTAAAGAAGTAGTAGATGAATTAAGAGCTGCTGGTGGATTGACAGGTGCTTTTAGTACATCAAAACTTAATTCTGCATTAAAAAAACACAGACAACTAGAAATAGATTATATAAAAGCATTAGATAGTGGAACAGAAACAGAACAAAATGAAGCAAAAAAATTATTGCAAGACTTTGAAAGCAAAGGTTCTGTTAAAACTTTTGTTGATTTTATTAAAGTAGTAGAAGATAAGATGCCGAAAGCTATAAATATTAAATACCAAGCAGAAAAAACATTAGCAGAAGATGGAAACAAAGAAGCAATTGAAAGAGTTAAACAATATGATAGTGGTAAGAAACTTGTAAGATTAACTGATTCTGAATCTAGAAAATATTTACAACAGTTAGGGGTTTCAGACGACATAATCAGTCCATTAATAAAATACAATTCTTTAATGGAGGATTCATACAGGGTTTTAAGAGCAGGTATTGAAGAGAAAATAAATGTTACCATTAAGCAAATAGAAAATAGAAAAGGTTTTAAACTTACTATAGATAATTTAAATGCTTTAAAAGAAAACTTACGTTCACGATTAATGCCTAGATATTCAGAAGGATATTTTCCACATTTTACAAAACAACTAAATGCTAAAATGATGGATGGAATGATGAAACACTTTGATGAATTAGATACATCATTAATAGATATGAAACATAATAGTAGGTCTATAGATGAAATTATTAAAAGCATTAATATAGCAATACCAGATTATGGAAAATCAAGACAAAGAGATGGATACAATGAATATAGTATGAATTTTATTGATGTAATAAATACATATATCAATGATGTTAATAAATTTAATACTCAAGTATTTGTTAAAAGTGGAATGATTGATTCTTTAAATGAAGCAAAGTCAATGTACACTAAAGAATCTCAATACGCAGGTAAGATTGTTGATATAATAAATAGTCTTTATGGCTCTGTTAATGGGACAGTAAAAAATACTGGTTCAATGCACGAAATAAAAAAGGCCTTACTCTCATATCAATTTACTAATAAGTTAGGTTTCAGCGTACGTTCTGCAGCTAGAAACGCTACTCAGTATTTAATGAACTTTGCAACATTTGGTTATTCAGCAGTTAGAGAATCAAGAAAGTATTTAAATGAAAAAAGAGCTACAGAAATATTTGGTGGAGACCTAGATGATTTTATGAAAAAAGAAAATCTTTTTATGGATACATCAGAAGCTCTTATAGAATCTGGAGTAAGAAGTAAATCAGCATCTTTTAATAGAATAAGAAGAATGGATGAAAATGGTAAGATAGTTTATGCAGATGAGGAAAGTTTTTTATATAAAGGTTCTAAGATATTTGCTACTAAAATGGGACAGATTGCTAATTTAAGCGCTGGTCTTCATAGGGGTGTTGAGAATGCTAACAGAAAATTAACTGCTGAAATTGCATTTGCTCAGATACAAAAAGTAATGGATGGCAATACTAAGTTTCAACAATATTTAGAAAGTAAAGTAAGAGCTGAAAAAGAAAAAAATCCAGATTCAAAAATTACAATACAAAGTTTAAGAAGAAGTATTACTAAAAATTATGCTAAGAATATGGTTATTCTTAATCACTTTGATTATGAAGGATATGCAAAAGCAAGAAACATGAGAGAAGGCGTAGGTCAATTTTTGTTTCAGTTTCAACATTATGGTATGGAGTTTTTAGAAAGAAATTGGTCTATATGGAAAGAAGCTCAAGGGGATAGAAGAGCATTTATGCAGAATGTTGTAAGAGGTGAGGATAGTTTTTCTAATTGGGCTAAAGATGCTAGAGGTGTACATAAAGCAATGAATGTATCTGTTGCGTATTTCATGGCTCCATTGTTAATAAGTTATGTTTCTGGTTACAATCAAACATTAATTGAACACACAGGTAAAGAATTAATGGATGATTTATGGTTATTGTTTACATCAGACTATGATGACCCAGATGCTATAGAGAAAATAAATAGAAAGTTTTACGGAAAAGGAATAGTAGGTTCTAAACTAGGTCCTACATTTGGAACTATGTTAGATATAGGAATAATGATGGAACTAATAAATGCTGATAGTGAGTATTTAGATAACATATTATTTACTGCTGGTGATTTTGCAAATGATGATACTATGGAAACCTATGGAAGATATGCTAGATTATTGAATCAAATGGGTGGCAGAACATACGATAGATATATTCCTATGACTGCTAAGACTCCTTATGGTCTTGGCGCAGCTGCTATGCAAGAACTTACACTTTATCCTAAGAAAAAAGATGAAAGAACTATATATAGAGATATTATAGAACCTACAACCAAAGAAGCATTTCCTACATATTACTTTGATAGATTGGAAAGAAAAAGTAAATCAAAGAAAAAAAGATACACTGGATTACCAATAGAAATACAAAATTCATTAAAAGAATTAGAACGAAGAGGTAGGTAAAACCTACCCCCTCATTCCCAGTCAGCAAAGGAGATTATGCTGTAATCCTTTCTTCCTTACTAATTTTAAGAAGTGTCTCTAATTTTTCAGTTGCTTTTCTAAATAATTCTAGCATCTGAATTAATTTGTCTATGTTGTTTTGTTCTGCTGTTATTGATATTGATTGTGGCATATTCTTACAAGTTTTAATCCACATATCTATACTATCTTTGTTTTCCATTTTACTCTCCTTTTTCTTGATGTCTTCCGTACATCGTTATTAAAATACTATCAGCACTCCATAGAGTTGCTTTTTCTGGTTGGATGAATATAGAAGCAATATCTTTTAATGCATTTTTTCTATCTTTCTTTTCTTTAGGAAGTTTAAAATTATTTTGTTCTTCCCAAAATTTCATCCATTTTTGTGGTGATACTTCTACTATTTTAGTTATTCCTTTTATTGAATTGAGTATTCCCAACCATGCTCCATAGTTTACTCCGAACTTAAATAAAGAACTTCTACCATCATGTGGCATAGCATGTACCTTTTCTATATATGCTATTGCTTCTTTACTTCTATATGCATTCAAAGCTGTAGAAACAGTCAATCTTCTACCAGATATTCTTTCATGGCATTTATAGTAATGAATTTTTTTTTCTTCAGTATTAGTAAAACTTATAGCTCCACTAGCACCGGGGTCTATTCCTATTATTGTTTTCATTTATTATTTCTCCAATTTTTAGAAACTTCTTCCATATTTTTTTCTGCTAATGGTGAGCGTAATGCTCTTTTAAATGGACTAGGTTCTTTATCCTCATTTTCATTCCAAGTTTCTATTATATCATTATGTAATATATTAGGTGTCCACGGTTCTGATTCAAATTTGCTATTAGCAATTTCTTTTATTATTTTAGATGATTCGTATGGATTTGCTCCTACCCAATATGATACCATTTCTAACGTAACTTTTATTTTTTTCATTGTGCATCCTTTCTATAAGAATAGTTATGCGCACTTTTTACATACTTTTTCTTATATGGTTTATATGTTCTTGTAGGGGGTTTATATTTTTTACCTACAATTTCTCCATTAAATACATTTATAAGTTTAGTTGTTAACTCGTCTCCAGATTGATTGCTTATAGATGCATTGTTCTCGTACTTTGAGCATCCTTTATTTAGTATATCTTCTGGTATTTTTTTCTGGGTGCTACCACCAATAAGTTTGAACCAATAACAGTTCTCATCATATTCGTAGTAACACCCATAACAACTCTTATGTAATTGTATCTTTTTCTGCCTCTTTGTAATCGTTGTAGAATTTACATTTATTACCATTGAATCCCATAGGATAAGTACCAATCTCACCATACCTACTCTTAGCTACGATAACTTCTGTCTTATACTTGTTGTATCGTTCGCTGTCAAAGTTGTATCCATAGAATACAAACATTGCTGATTCAGCAGTTTGTTCAATAACACCAGACTCAGCATAATCACTCATTCTAGGTCTAGGGTCAAATCTTTTTTCAATATCACGATTAAGTTGTGAGACAAGTATTGCAGAACAATTGTTTTGTTTTACTGCCCATTTGTAATCTTGCAATATCTTTTCAATCTCGAATCTTCTATCTCTATGCTTACCATCTACATCAATCAATTGAATGTAATCATCTACGATTACGTCTGGTTTGCCTTTACTAATCTCCCTCATACAGTCGTCTAGTGTTCTCACATCATCGAATGCTGTAAGATTTGCATACTTATCCTTGACATATTCTGATATACTGCTAAGAGATTTTAGTTTTGACTCATCTTTAATGCCAGAACGTATCATTGTATAAGTAAGGTCTGCTGATTCCATAACATACAACTTTTTCATTGTTTCAACATTACTCATTTCACGATTGAATAGCATTACATTGTATCCTTGTTCAATCAAACCTCGTACAATGTTTAGCATCAAAGTAGTTTTACCATGACCTGGTCTACCACCAAGTACAGTAATTTCTTTCCGAGTCATTCCGCCTGCAAAGTTATCCAATCTACCTAAACCAAAGTTGATAGTAGAAGACTCTTCTTGCAATGCACGATTTGTTTCATCAACAATGTCAGATATTTCTCTTGATTTAGAAGGTTGTATCTGTCTTAGTTCGTGTATTAGTTTGCTATGTTTCTCAAGAATCTTTCCAACTTCTTTGAAGTTCTCAAAACTTGCATTAAGTAAATCTTGAGCAGACTTAGCTGTTTCTCTTTGTATGTATCTTTCCCATACAATCCTTGCATAGTATTCTACTTTTGTTTTACTAACTGATTTGTCTTGTAAATCAAGGATAAAAAGACTATCTTTCTCTCCAAAAGTATCTTGTAGTTTATCAGATAGTGTAATCGTATCAATCGGAACTCTATTCTTGTATAAGTCTTTCATACATTGAAACACTTGCATACATTTAGTTGAATAGAATGCATCATCTTCTCGTATCCAAGCTTCTGCTATTTCCATTTCTACATCGCCTCCCAATAGAACACATCCAAGCATTGCTTCTTCTGCTTCTATATTAGATGGCATTTTCTTTATTGTTACATCTTCTATGTTTTTCATATAATCTCCTTTAAAATAAACTTGCTTGTTTCATTGGTTCATAGTTCATTATCAAGTATTCTTTTCTTTCCTTTGCCCTATGCTCGTCTGTAGCACCATGATACTTAAGTGATATGGTTTTTATATTATACTCTTTGTATAAATCATAGACCTCGTCTCTGTAGTCATACGATACCATGAATTTACCACCATTTGAATTAATTTTGTCTACTTTTTCTTTTAATCTTATATGGTCATTAGCATCAAAATTATGTTGGTAATAATCACCTTTATCTGTTGCTATAAAGTATGGAGGGTCTAAGTACCAAAAATCATTATCTTTAGGTGTGTATCTATCTATGAGGTCCCCAAAGTCAAGATTTTCAATAGTAGCTCCACCTATCTTTTCTCTAGAATACTTAATTTCAGATTCCCAATCTTTATTCCAATCCTTTACCATTGACATAGGTGTATGGATTAATTTGTTAAAACTATGTCTTATGCAGTAAAAGTATTTAGCTGCTTGATAAGGGTCTGGTATATCAATTGGTTTTTTTTCTTTTATATCAGTACGATATTCCTCAAATATTTCTCTGGATTTTGGAAGCCAATTAAGATAATGTATTAAACCATCTAAATTTTCTATAACACAAGTGTATAGATTAACTATATTATTATCTTTGTCATTTAGTACATTCCATTCTGCTTTTGATTTACGAAAGAACATGGAAAGACCTCCAGAAAACACTTCAAAATACCTATCATGGTGAGGTATATATGGAACAAGTTTCTTGCTTAACATATATTTCCCACCATAATAAGGTATAATTATAGGACAATCGTACCAATCAAGCGACGGCAACTTTTGCCTCTTTGAGTGCTAGTTTCTTTACTTTAGGGTAAAGTCTGTTCTCTAAGTTGTGAGTAGAGTCCATATCTCTATTCATGTGATGTGTAAGTATGTTAGTACCTACGTTTAGTAAATCCCAGAACGTCTTAGGATTCTCTATGATTATCTTATCAGTTACCATTGTATTTGCATACTCTGGAAATAATTTGATAAACTCGATGAGATGTCTCTCTTGAAACTTCGTTTCTGCAAGAACTGGAAACTCATCTTCAAATACTCGAGAAGTATTATTAACAGTTTCTTCAATTATTTTATCTAAATCATTCAATGCTATGTTAGTCTTAATATGTTTGTTTATGTATTTAGAGGCTATGAATCCAATTACTAATCCATTAGAACATATAAGTCTAAATGCTCCACCAAGTATATTAAGCCCTACAGTTCCATCATAACTATTAACGATATTAATCTCTGGTATCATTTCATCGTCTTTAGACATTTTGATTTTATTATCTGGAAATGTCCATTTCATCATAGTCTTTGCACCTTGTCTTAGTACATTAACATCTGATAGTTTGCCACCCATCCTTTTAATAAGAGGGTTAGCAGTTTTAATTATAGTTTCGTTTTTTACTAGTTTGTAGTTATTAGTCATACAACTAAGAACTCTTCCAGTATCTTCTCTAACTATAAACTTGTATCCTGTTTTATCAAGTAGTGTAACATCTTGATTATCATCTAGTGGATAACCAACTGCTGGTACTTCCTTTACAGGAAATTTAGCTTGTTGTAACATACGTCTCTCCTTTTTTTTGTTATTCTAAATCGTCTAAAACATGATTTAATGTTTCATTAATAATGTCTACTTTATTTTCTATTCTATGCAATCTCCATAAAATACTACACAACATTAATAACATCATTAGCATTGTAAATTCCCAATAAGGAAAATACTCTGTGCTAAATAAAACTTCCCAATAGTATCTCATATTAATCTCCTTTTATTTTGTTTATTAAGAATACTAAGTAATGTATTACAATCATTAATAGTATAGCATTTAATAAATGTTCAGATATATCTAATATTATCATACTCTCTCCTTTTATAAAAGCTCCCCAAGTAGCCAACTTTTTTTCATTTGCATCATTTTTATATCTAATCTAAAAAAAATGTATCATATGAAATGAGGAGCTTTTAATCTATTACTGGTGGTACAGAACCCAATCTTTTTCTTTCTTGTTTTACAAGCTCGCCATTGTATTTATTTTGGTTCTGTATAATTGCTCTCAAATAAGGAAAACCTTTTCCATTTTCAAATGCACGACTTTCATAATACTGATTTATAGAATAATCTACAATAGAATCTTTTGTATCTTTAATAGCGTACAAGAATTTTTCAAGTGAGAATCTATTATCTTGAGGAACATTATTAATGATTAGTCTTGCTACTTTATTGATGTTCGTTCTTGTCTTCTTGCTTTTCTTTGACATCATCTTGTTTATCTGAAGACTTACGTTTCTGTTCGTTGGTTTTTCGTAACCACAAGCTGGACATTTTTTCATACATCTCCTCTCTTTTTTTCATTTCTATTAAAGCGTCGTATATGTTTCCCATTAATTTCTCCTTTACATCTGTTACACTGTTTTCTTTTTTTTCCATACGTTGGAAAATTATCATAATAACTAATTGTTGCTTTATTATATCCTTGATTTTTTCCTATAACTTCCCAACATATATTACAAGTAGGACAACAGTATATATTGTTATCTGCTTTTTTAGCATCATGTTCTGCATAGTTTCTGCTGTGAATCATTTTTATTCTATGATTTTTACTTCTGTAGTTCCTGCCCATCTTTGACTCCCTAAATAAAACTTATCATTGATTCTATGTTCTGTGCAATATACAAGAGTTGCTGAACTACTAGGGTCTGTGACAATTGCTTTTGTTCCATTCCCTGTTGTTACTAATTGACCTTCTTCGACATCTTTTATATACACATATCCTTCAGCAGGTCCCCATTGTGGTTTATCAATCATCGCAGACTTCGCAAGCTTTTTGATTCCCTCTAACTTCCTCTTCCATTTTGTTTCTGGTTTCATTTTGTTTTTCTCCTTCTATTATATCTCTTCTTATTTGAATAAAGTCTTGTTTTATTTTATGTGTGAACATACTTTCTATATCAAAATGTTCAGCTGCATCTTCAGTAAGTTGTAAAGCATTTATAACCATTTCTATTTCAGACTTAGTTAATTTAATTAATGCGCTTGATTCTTTCATATAATCTCCTTAAATATTTGAGGGTGATGCCGAGAGAGACGAGTTCTTGGAGAGTATATGGGTTGGATATACACCACCCTCGTCTTAAATTACTCATACTAGATAAACTACTACAAGTAAAATCTCTCGGCTTACCATTTTATTTGTTAGAAAGGAACGTCATCATCCATTTCTTCTTGTGATAGTTTCTCACCACCTTCCCAAAGAACAATTTCTTTTGCTTTCAAAAGCGTTCTTGTTACTTGTTGTTCTGGAGGTAAGTCTTTTGTATCACTCGTTATGTATGAATGAGTTACTAGTGTGACATGAACAGGAAGACCTACTACATCTTCTTCTTCAATCAGCACTAGTTTCTTCATTCCATTAGATTCCTCTAGTTCTATTCCAAGACCTTCAAGAAGTTTGAAATATCTACTATTCTTATTCGCAGATTCTGTCGCTGTGAATATAAAGAATCCATTGTCATAGAATGTTCTTCCCACTATCTGAGTACAATTTGTTTTTAGATGATTGCCATCTTCGTCTACCACAGGTATCCTCTGATTGTTTACATCTTTTCTAAAATTATATCCATCCATTTCATAAAGATATTGCTCTTGATTTGCAGCATCTTCATGCACTTCGTATGACATATTGACAATAATTGCTTCTCCTGCTCTTGTCATTCTTGTTTTTGTTTTCAAAGACTTAATATGAGCTGGATATGTACCTTCTTCAAATGGAACAAATGCTTGTTTCTTAGGTGAAAAAGTTACATTATCAAGTTGTTTTGCCATGTATCTCTCCTTATTTACTTGTTGTTGTGTATTTAGTTACTAGTTTCTCGTACTCTGTTTGAAACTTAATCATATCATTAGAGGGCTCTAATCCTCTACCACCACGAAAGTAAAGACTAGGTGAAACAAATGTTCCATTCTTTGTCTTCATAAACCTTCTTGTTGTAGTGGTTTTCTTAGATACTGATTTAGTTTTCTTTAGTGATTTCTCAGCAGAAGCTGACAACTTGCCAGCCTCTTTGAGTTTATCTATATCACTTTGTTTGATTTTACCCATTGTAGTCTCCTTTTATTTGGTTTTGGATATGAACATCTATTTTAGATTCAATGTCCTCAGGTTGAGGTAATGGTTGTTCCTCAATAGTAAATGTATGAAATGATGGATTAACTGTCAGTTTACTATTATCTTCTGTTCTGAATACCATCATAGGTTTGCCATTTAGATTCTTGTTTCCAAGATAAACAACTCTTCTAAACTCTTTGCCATCATTTGTACCAATAGTATAGCATTCATCTACTTCTAGTAATGAGTGTATTTCACCATAATTATTTATTTTAAGCATCTATTGCTCCTCTTTCTCGTTTTAGTTTTGCTAGTGAACCTTTGTAGTTCGATTGATTAATAGTGTCATTATTAATTAGTTCATGTATTTCTTTCATTCTCTTCTCACTTATTTCAGATGCTATAACAAGTATATCATTCTTTTCTTCATCTGTTAATGTAAGGTCGTGAACTTGATTACGATATACATCATCTGCAATATTCAAGTATTGGTTGAATGCTTTCTTAATACAATCCGTATTAGCTGCTTTAACATCGTTACCAATATCTACAAAACTTTCTGAACCTCTTTGTTTTTGTATTCTATGAGCTGCTACCATATCACCAGTTCTCCATATACCCTCATCGTACCATTTTAATCTACCATGAACTACATATGCTTCACTCCCTAGATTCTCAGTCTTTATTATTTCCCAAGACCAACCGGGAAACTCTTTATCAGCAACATCTCTCATGTAGGAATATTCTACATAATCTTGTCCTTGTTTCTTTTTGATATACGGACCAGGTGTTGTCATGAATGATACATTTTTGTGTTTCTCTGTTATTGCTTTTCTTATTTCGTTTGTTGCAGATAAGGCGTTCTCATCCACTACAATTGGTGTGTTGTTTTCCATTGTGTTTCCTTTGTTATTTCTTTTTCTTAGATAGTGTACTTGGGCATATACTTTCAAACTGACAATAACTACATTCCCAATCTTGCATAGGAACTCCGTAAGTCATCATAGGTTCTAGTTCTCTCTCGAATGATTTGCCTAAGTCTTCTTTTATTTCATATACTTCTTCCCAATATTCACGAGCTTTGTCTATCCATTCTGGAGAAACCATTTGCTCTCTCATCTGAGATGTATTTTTGTTGTACCATAATAAGTACATATAAATATGATTTGGATTGTACTTGTCTTTTACACCTAATGCATAAGTGCCAAGTTGTAATTTATAATTTAAATCAGAATTTGCTGTTCTATTTACTTTTCTACCAAACTTAGTAGTCCACTTATAAGCAGCTGCAGTTTTTAAATCATACAAAGCAAATCCATATCTACCACTTCTTTCTTCATACATTTCACCAGCATCAAATGTACCAGATACTTCTAAATCTTTTATTTGTACTTTTTGTTCAATATATATATCTTTATCTGGATTTTTATCTTGATACATAGACAATGCTTTTTCAACATCACTATGAACAATAGTTCCTAATCTTAACAATCTATATGACTTATCATCTTTCATGTCAGATGGATAATCATAGTAAGAATACATTTGCTTTCTATAACAAGAACCAGCAGACGATGCATGAAACACATTCTTATCTCTGCTATTTAGTTTTTCTTGTTCTTTTAAGTAGGCATTGTAAATGCTTTTAATATCCATATATCTCTCCTTATATGTCTCCTAAATTTAATAATATCAATACTTATAGTCAACAGATAGACGACTAATTAAGTGACTTCGTGAGGGCCCCATACGCTGAAAGTGTTAATTAGCCGCCATATCTGTCCACATACCATTACTTTATTAAATGTTTAATCCATCTTTCAAAATCATAAAAGTCTGATTTTTTCTTGCCACCAACATTCATTCGTATTGGTTTATCAAGTGCCCAAAAGCCAGATGGTGTAAACGGATTACTTTCATCATACAGAGTTGTCCATTTCCAATCATATAACGTAATTGGTCTACCAGTATTGCCTTGAAACACATATTCTCCAGAGATTTTTGAATCTCCATTAGACATTGGAGAACCAAACTTTGCAATAAGTTTAGACGGAGCAATATCTATCTCACCAATGTAAGAAGTTCCGACAACAAAATCATTGACATTGCTCATATTGTTTACAAGTTTGAACTGTTTTTCTATTGATATTCCAAATGGTACAGTCATATTATACTCCTTTTTATTTTATTTCCAATTATCTTTTACTTCGTATGAAAAGTTGTCTCCAGTATCACTATCTTCCCAATGACATGGAACTATCAAACAACCAGCATTTTGTTCTATTTTTTTACAATCATTTATGTCTATTGATTTCCAATACTTATATCGTATTGTAAATAAAACATCACCAGTGTTAAGGTTGTTTTGAAATAATACTTTAGTTTTATCATACCCATATATTCCTAATAACAATAGTATTTTATCTTGCAATTCTGTAATAAATACTGAATTATCTTTTTTTGGAATAACAGGAGACACTAATCTTTTAGTATGAATACACTTTCTCTTATCTGTTGTCTCAAGTAGTCCATCTTTCTTCAAATCGTTTACTCTACCACTAACAGCATTAATTTCAAAGTTTGTTAGATTAGATATTTCTCTCAAAGATAATCCTTTATCACTAATTTTGTAATGGTCTCTTACAACATACAGAATCTTAGATTTCTGTGTATCACCAATACCTTCTTCATTTAATTGTTTGTATGCTAGTTTACTTGTCTGTGTTACCATTTTCTTCCTCTTCTTTTTGTTTATATGCTAATTGGTCTATGTAATCAAATCCCAATACCCATTCTAATGCTGATGTTGAACCTTCAAGTTTCCTTATCAATATTTTATTTTCTTCTGGGTTTTTATTTTTCAGAAATTGACGTTGGCTAGCATGACTTAATAACATATATTCTCTTCTTAATCTTATAATAACTTCATCTTTATGCTTAAGATGTAATACTGCTTTACTCATCATTATCTCCTATTGTTAGTTGATACAGTCCATATATAAATGCGACTGCTATAATTATTGCTACTATTATGTTCATTGTTTCTCCTTTTGTATGTGTTAAAAATTTTTGATATGCGTACACGATTGGTGTTTTTCAACCCAATCCACCACAACCTAAATAAAGAAGTGTGCCTCCCAAAACTTCAGCAATTCGGACACTCAGTCACTTTATTTAATTATTATAATTCAAAGTGCATTGTTTAGTTTTACCACCACAATCTTCTTAGCTATATAATAATTATCCACTACTCTGGTTTACCCAGCTCCCTCTGCATATCAAAATAATATTTTGAGAACAGGACAGATTACCCTTTCGGAGTTATCCACTTAATGGCTTGTTGCGTATTCTGCTAACACCTGTTCTCTTATATGTATATCACTGGATATTTAATTCACTTCTATTGAGCGGTAAAGCCAGCACTAAGATAATACATAAAATTGTTGCCTACATCCGACTCCAACGGATAGTAACGGAGCCACAATCAAATGGAGTAAAGACTGTTGCGTTAGATAGGCAAATAAATTAAAGAAAGAGAGGTCTGACCTTTTCCACACTACATATCCACGTGACTTAGTGCTACTCTTTCTTAATAATAAGGCACTGCTCTAAGGATGCGGAGTCCTTTTCTGTATACTGTGTTTTTTATCGTGAGTTGTGGGTATAAGAAAGTGAACAGTGCCTATAGTTCTTTTATCCAACAGCTAGTACAAATATAACTGTGGCAGCTCCTACAACTACAGATGTGAAAAGGAAACTACACAATACCACAACTGTTAAGTCATGGATGAAATTAACAAATCTTAACATTTAATACTCCTATAAGTTTATACCCAAGTTATCGTAAAAATGGAAGTTAATATCTCTGTTCTGTATGTTTGTTAGATGCGCTTACATTCTTACAACACTTAAGTATATTGACACTTTATATCACACAGTTAAGGTGTAATGTGTTAAAGAAAAAGTAGGCATAAAGCCTACTCTTCCCAAGACAAATCAGGTATAACAACATCTTCTTCTTGTTTAAACATAGAAGGATGCCCGTCTGACATACACAGTTGATTAAGAAACTCCAAGTCTTGCTGAAGTTCTCTCTTGATGTCATTCTTACTCTTATGAGACTGCTTAGTAAATGCATCCCATTCTCTACGGATACTAGCATTCTTGTACCTAGCAAAAGCAACACTCTTTAAGCTCTTAGCTTGTTGCTTGTAGTCATCGAATGATGTAAGTATATCTATCTTCATAATATTCTCCTTTATGAAATTGACTGTTAATTAGATTATAAAAGTAATAATCAAAATAGAAAATAACTGAAAAGTTATTTAGTAAATCCCCCATATAGGGGGTATATAATGGGAAAAAGGTTACATATCAAAATCCTACAATTTTTCTATAAAATAACTGGGGTAGCTATTGCAAATGTTTGCATAATAAGTTAACTTAATGGGTGGTTGGGTCGGGATAAAATAAATGTATAAAAATGGCAGATTTATTAGAACACCTAGCAGACCTTAGTTTAGAAGAACAAGAACTAATATTAAATGGATTATCTAAAAATATTGTTCCTGTAGAGATAGATGAGAAAGTATTTTTTGTACAAAAAGAAGTAGGTGAGTTAATTGATAACTTATCTAGACAAGTAGTATTATTAACAAAAAACAATATTGAATGGCAGAAAAAAGAAAAATTAAAAACGTAGAACATTTTGTTTACGAAGATATAGACGAGTTTAAACAATCACACCCTAATACTATAGTACATCCAGATTGGCGAAAAGCTAACGAAGGTGATTGGGTCTATAGTGATGATGATAGAATAGTACAATTGTTAAAAGTAAAAAATGGTGTAAATCATCATGGAGATACTAAAAATTATAATTATGCAAAAGGGTGGGTTCGTACTATTGTAGGTAGTTTTATAAATAAAGAATCTACAAAAATGGATACAGATTTTAGCAATCACCCTAATAGATACACATTTTCTACTAAAATAAAAAATACTTCCGAAAGAGTACACAAAAGAACTAAAATCACTAACAAAGAAAAACAATTTGCTACTAATGTTGTTGTAGC